ATCAGGTACAGGTAAATCTAAATATGAATTTTCAGTTAATAAAGATTCATTAAAATCAATTGAAATATCTTCAATTACATCGTCAATTGCCTTTGCTAAATCTTCAAAATTTATTGACCAACGATTTATTATATGATCGTTAATATATTTGTCTTTAAAATCAAGACCACCATTATCATAAATTTTTTTCCAATGATTTTTTAACAACTCATTTGCGATAATTTTACTTTCATCATATCCAACTGGTACATTTTTATGAATTGAATCTGTTAATTTTTTAAGAGCATTCGGTTTTAATATTGTCTGTTCATTTATTTCTCCACCTATTTCATCAACAACATCAGATACTGCTGCTTGTAAACCTTTAACATCAACATGATAATGATTTATAAGAGCTTTAATAGATTTATGTTCTGGATCTATACCACCATCACTATAAATAATATCCCAAAATTGAACTAAATCTTTAGCTAATTTAAGTGCATCTGGATTATATAAATCGGTATTTTTGAAAATTGAATCTGCTAATATTTTAAGACCTTTATTTTCATTTATTAAAGATTCATTTAAGAAATCTTCAAAATTTGGTAAGTGTTTCATTTTCTTTTTATTTTAATTTTTTAACTTCGTATCCTGTATAACTTTGTTGATCTTCTGGATTGTGATATCTGTAGAATGTTTTAAATTCATAATCTTCTTTATGTGGATTGTACCATTCATCTTGATAATCATATTCTCTATCATCAGCCCAATTTTCCGCCAACTTTTTAGTTTTGAATGTTTCTATTGTATATGGTACATCATTTTCATCATCTGTGAAAATCACCTGCCATTCTTCATCTTGACCATTCTTTTCTAAAATAAATTCTTGAAATGTTTTAATCATCTTATTTAAGTTTTTGTATTTCATAACCAACATAAACTAAATTATCTTCTGGATTATGAAATTTAAAAAAATCTTCTTTTATAAAATCTTTTTTGTTAGCATCATATGTTTTTGCAGAATATTTTACTTCACATGTTTTTGCAAATTTTTCAGCTTCTAATCTTGTTGAAAAAGTTTTAATTTTTAAAGGAACACTATCCTTTAAAGTATTATAAAAAACTATTTGTGATTCAGCACCACTTTCTTTTTCTAAAAGATATTCGTTAAATGTTTGTATCATGAGTATTTAATTATTTATATACGTAACATGAAGCAGATTTACCATAAAGAGATATTAATGAGTCCATATGTTCTGATTCAATGTAATCAACCATCGTAGCACGAAATAATGGTCTACCTGTTTGATCATGTTTAAAATTTTGAATTTCACCTATTTGATATATTGGTGTAGATCCAGAAGTAATAACAAATTTGATTTTATTAGAACCACCTTCTTTCCATACTTCAATAGTAGAAGTTCCATTTTCTTTAACATTAAAGTATTTGTTATTACCAGTAGTTAAATTTAAAGCTCCACATGGTAAAATTGGATTTTCTTCAAATCTAGAAGATTTATGTTTATTAACATATTGTTCATCGTGAGATCTTTTAGAACCTGGAAGAACTTTTTCTTTTTCTTCTTTATCCTTTTCTGTAAATTTCATTCCTAATTCTTCAGCTCTTGCAAAGAAAATTTTTGCAACATCAGAATCTTTACCAATAACAGTTTCTGCAGCACAACCTCTATTAAAAGCTTTACCTTTATCTGTTATAAGTTTTGCCATTGTAGAAGCAAGAGAAATCATTTTATCATTATTGTTTGCAGATTTCTTAACAATATCTTCTATTCTTTGTTTATCTTTATCAAGAAATTCTAATACTAATTTTTCATTAAGAAAATCCTCGAAATTTGGTAATTGATTTATCATTTTCTATACTTTTTAATTTCTTCTATTTGTGTGTTTGTAAAACCCATTTTTATTAAAGCAGTCTCAAAAGATTTCCATGGATTTGCAGGATGTCTAGTTTTACCGCCATTACTTAATCCAACGTGTTCTTTAGTTCCATATTCACTAATTATAGCTTTTGCTCTTCTAACAAGTTTAATTGGATCTTTAATAAGCTTAGCCATGGCATCTATTTTACCTTGAAAAGGAGCTCCTGTTCCGAAAAATGTTGAACCTTGCCATTTTAAATCTTCCATTCTACTAAAATCTTTAGTGTCTGGTTGTATCTTTTCAACATCAATTTCTTTTACATCAATGGATTCGTTTAAATTTTCAGATTCATTAATAAAGTCTTCGTATGATTGTATAAAATTTATCATTTTTATTTTTTATTTTTGAATTACGTAAATAAGATCAAATATTTCAAAAAGATCGTCATATGCAGTATTGTGTCCTGTTAATAATTCAGATAATCTTGGTGCTTCTTTTTTAATAAATTTTTCTACTTCCATTGTAGTAGAATCCTTTAATTTTATCATAAATAAATCATTACCATTACGATTTATTAATCCAATATTTTCTATTAAATCATCTATATTATTTTTTTCCATAGTTGATTTAAGCTTAATTATAAAATTAATATTTTTATCACAAATAGCTAATGTTAATTTAGCTTCATTATGATAATCTGTAGATGAATAGCCTTTCGCATATTCTAAACCAGTATTAATATTTTCATCTAATGATTCATAAATTACTTTACCAATTGGATGATCAAGATCTTCAAAAGATGCTAATTCATATTCTCCTGAGTGTCCTTCTAATTCAACCATGTCAATATCACCATCTTGAAAAAGTCTTTTAACTTTATAAGATTTACCTACTTGTATATCTGTATATTCATCTTTATAAAGAGTTATACTAGAACCTTTTTTAATTGTAGGTTGAGTACTTTCATTTATAAATTCTTCAAATGTTTGGATAAAATTCATTATTTTTGGTTAATTATTTTTCTATTTTTTATAAGATCTTCAATTTCATCTTTAGGATAATCTAATTCTATATCTTCACCTTGTAAAGTAGATACAAACATATAATGATCGCCTTTTCTATATTTTAATTTAAGATAACCTTGCCATTCGTTCATACCAGGTTCCCAGATAATATAAATATCACCGATACTTAATTTATCAATATCAGCAACAATACTTCCAAAATCTTTTTTAGAAAGAGATTTGTTTAATTCTATTCCATTAACTTTTTCGGATTCATTAATGAAATCTTCGTATGATTGTATAAAATTTATCATTATTTTTTATCAATTATTTTTTTAAGTTCTTCTTCTGTTTGTTTCTTATTAGCTTCTTCCTCTTTTAATTTTTGAAGATTATTAGCTTTATTTTCTTTTGCTTTAGCAACAACAGTTTTGTCTCCAGTTTCAATATTTTGATCATTTATTTTAATATTGCCATTCAAAAGTTTAATATTGTCTTCTATTTGTTTTAGATCTTCTTCTAAAGACTTAATTTTTTCTTGTTTCTTTTCTGGACTATCAGGTTCAGGCTTTTTATCTTCTTTATTTTTGGATTTCTTTTCCTTTTCAGCTTTCCTTTTTTCAGCCTTAACTTTCTTTTCCTCTGCTTCCTTATCCTTTATTTCTTGATTATCTTTAGCTATTCTTGCCTTAATTTCTTCTGTTTCTTTTTCATCAGCTATTTTAAGAAGTCTTGTATTAGCTTCTACTCTTGCTTTAGCTTTAAGTCTACTTACAATATTTTTCAAATTATCAGCAGTTGCTAATTCATCCATTCTATCTTCAATTGCTTTAATTTTTTCAGTAAGTGCAGTATTCTTTATTTTTTGAAGATTTTTCAATTTATCAGATTCGATTTTCATCTCTTCCTTTTTCTTAGCATCTTTATGATTACTATACTGTTTCTTTAAAGCTTCTAATTTTTCTTGAAGAGTTACTTCAGCAAGAGCTTTAGTAATCATAGATTGAATTAAAAGTTTACCATTATTTTGAATTTTAATGTATTTAACTGGATTTAAAGATCTTGTACTATCTGATTCATCAAGTCTATTGATTTCTTCATCTGTAAGCACACTTGATAGATGATCTAATATAATATATGATTCGTTTAAAAGAAGTGAACTCGTATCACCTTTTTTAATTTGTTCCTTTAATTCTAAAAACTCGTTAAGAGTTGGTAATTTATCCATTTTTATGTTTCTTTTTTTATTTTTATTAGCAAATTGATTTAACGTTGTTGATTTATTGATTTTGTCATACACTTTTGTGTAAACTTTATCATTAAGTATACGAGATTCATTAATAAATTCTTAAGTTTTTAAATAGTTATAATTCATCATCTTCTTTATTTTTATTATCAAACAACCATGTTAAGGTAAATATTGCTACTAATACTTTTATAGTTTCTTTACAGTTAGCAATAGCACTGTCAAACATAAGATTGATACGTTTAGTCAATTCTTTTGTTTCTCTAATTTCTTTACTTATGAAAAAATTAATTATTGCCGCAATTGCAATACCTAGAACAAATAACGCTATGTAAAAAAATAAATCCATTATTTATACTTTTTCATATTTTTCATTAGATCTCTAATAGTTCTAACTTTAATTTTTAAAATACTTATAGTATCATTATCAAGTTTTTCTTTATCACTATTAAACCATACAATAGAAATCATCCCATCTTTTATATGATTAGTAATTCTAAAGTTATATAATGTTTCTATACCATAATAGTTAATAGTTTCTAAAACTTCTTGATCGTTTTGAGTTTGTGTTATTTTTACACAACCATCTTTATTATTATGAAGATCAATTAACATTTTAGAAATTGAACCAATAGGAACTCTTTGATGCTCTGTGATAATATTTTTTGTTGTAAGATCTGTTTTTTCATATGTCATAGAAGCATAATTAAAAGGTAAACCTGAATGTGCTTCTTCTCCATTATGAAATTCAACAAGACTAACTCTATTTGCACGAGTAAGACCTATAATTTCAATTATAATATCTTGTATTTGACTTCTAACTTCTGTATTTTTTATAAATATTTGACCAATTTTATTTTCTTTACTTGAAAATTTGTCTAAAATAAATTTATAAATTCTACCTCCATAAAAAAATGTCATACCACCAAAAACTACACCTAAGTATTTTAAAATCACTTCTTTGTTTGTTGATAGAGCTTGTATTATCGTTTGCATGTAAATTTAGGGAAATTATTTTATTAATCTAAAGATTGATTTTTAGACCATACAAAACCTTTTGTACCATCCTTCAATATCACTGAATTTACTAAATATCCATTAGAAGAATCTTTAATTCTTTTATCTTCAGATCTTTCTTCTATATCTTCTTCTTTAATATCTTTAATATAATCTTTCATTTGAGTTGTTTTAAAAACTCTTATTTTACCATTTAAAGATTCAAATACAACATCTTTTGATTTATCTGAATTTATTTTTTCATTAAATTTTAATTTTTCAGAATATTTCTTTGCTAAATTTAAAAATTTATCTTTTAAATCTGCGGATATTTTTAAAGAACATGAATATTCAGATATTTGATTTGTAATAAAATTAGCATCTTTTAATTCCTTTAAACATTTATGATAATCTTTTAATGTTGGAGTATTTGGCGCGAATATAGTGTACGTATAAAAAGCCTTAGCTTCATTAATAAATTCTTGAAAAGAAGGTATTAGATTCATTAAATTTCGTTATTTTAGGATATAGATTATATATTTTACAATTCATAAGATTCAATCTTTTTTTCTATAAATGAATCACATTTAAAACAAAAAAGCTTCTATATTTCTATAGAAGCTTTTTGCTTTAATTTAATCTAGGATTATACTAAATTGTATCCGTTTAATTCAACTTTGAAAGTTAAATACATTGTTTGAGGATGTTGACCTGCATCAACTAATGCAAATCTTGATTTCACAGAAATCTTTGGAGCCATTGTTCCTTCAGCAATTACTGATGTAGGATCTGCCATGATGTAAGGCATAAATACTACTCCTGGTGAATTACCATCTCCTTTTCTTCCAACACATACTCTGCAATCATTCCAGCCCATGTTTGGATCTACATATACAGTTACTCCTGCTACTGAACCTACTGGGTAAAGTGAACCATTGTTTTGGTTAATTGTGTTAGAAAGTGGATAAGCTTGGAATCCAGCGATATCTTGTAAAGCTGTACCTACTTGACCATTTGTTACCGCAAAGTTTGCAGAACCTCTTCTACCTCTGATTGAGATCATTGAGCTTGCAGCAAGAATTTTTGATAAAATTCTTCTTTGAAGTGTTCCTTGAGTTTCTCCACCAGTTAATGAAGATACATTAACAGCTGGTACTGAAGATATAGATTGAGATGTTCCAACCCAGTCAGTTCCTAAAGTTACTGTAGCAGCTGTACCTGTTGTGTTGAACAATAAGTTAAATTGACTACCGTCTTTAGTATTGATTTGTTTGTGGTTAGTTACCCCTAATTTAAATAATCTATCAAGGATTTCTTTGTTGATTGTTTGAGTTAAATCGTTAATTAAAGCAGCTTCTACTTGAGCAACTGCATCAATTCCAAATTGTTTCAAATCTTGTACTTGTTCTCTTGTTACTGCAGCTGATGCTTGAACACCTTTTGCTTCAACAGATTTGTTGTACAATGTAAGACCCATTAAGTTATCTGGAGTTGATTCTGCTTCACCTCTTGAATATGGTTCTACATCATCTACTGCACCTAATCTTAAACCTCTACCAGAATAAGCTGGAATATGATCTTCTAAAGCTTTAACTAATTCCGCAGAACCAGTAAAAGTTGCTAATTGTGTAGTACCAGAAGTATTGTTATAAATACCAGCTGTTGCTACTGCTGTTGCTACTGTTGTAGAAGCAGCTTCTCCGATTTCTAAAGCTACACCTGCAGTTGTACAAGCTACTACTTTAAAGATAGGGTAAGCATCAATTCTAGATGCTCCGATGTAAGTAAATCTAAATAAAGATGTACCAGCAACTGCTTGAACATAATAAGTAGTGTTTACTGTGAATGTTGTTAAACCACCTGCTGTTGTAAATGCTGTAGGAACTTTAATCATAAGAGGATTCTCTTTTGAATCAAGTTTACCATTAGTATAAACAAAATCAAGATAAGTTAACATTCCAAAAGGACCATTCATTGGAATTACTGGTACTAAATCTAAACCTACAGTTTGTGCTGCAACTTGCATTGCTAAAGGCAATAAGCTATAAGGTTTGTCACCAGAACCATGTGTTTGTGTTGGGAAAGCTGTTGTTAAACCTGGGTTACCTGGTAAAGTTACTGCTCCCATACCATTTAAATTCATGTTAGGATTTAAATGTACATAATTTAATGCGCTTTCATTTACCATTTCTTTTTCTTCGAATTGGTTATGGAAATGACTATAAATAGACAACCAAGATAATTTTGATTTGTCAGTTATACCTGTTGCTGATTCAACAATATTCGCCCATGCTTTAATTATTTCTTTTTCGTTAATTAAATTCACGTTTGTTTTTTATTTTTGTTTTATTCTTTTTCTTACTTTTTGCTTCTTAGTAAGATACATTAATTGAAATATATATCACTACAATTCTGGAAAATTGTTTAAATGAAAAAATCCTATCTATTAAGATAGGATTTTTTCAATGTATTATGGTTAATGATTAACGATTAAATTTTTCGTGTAATAATTGACTTATTTGTGATAATCTTTCATTAGAAATAATTTTCTTTTCTTCAATTATTTCAGGTTTCTTTTCTTCATTAAGAGGTTCTAAAACTTGTTTTCTTTCTCTTAAATCTCTAGTTGACCAGAAATAATCAATTTGATATTGAGTATTTAAAGGATGATATTTAGCTTGAGATTTAATTGTATCTTGAACGCTTTCAGAAAGATTTTGCCATTTTTCTTTAAATTTTTCTGGCATTAAATCAATGAAATTTAATTTTTCAATTTTTGGTACAAATATAGATTCATAGATAGCATCTACTTCTCTAGTTGTAAAGAATTGTTTTGTTTTAAAAGTTTCAACAACTTCTTCTTTTTTAGATTCTAACAAACTATCAAATTCATTTCTTTTTGTTGTTGATAAGAAATTTAAAAAGTTAAGAGATTTATCTTCTTTTGCTTCTTTTTCAGCTTTAGCTGATTCAACTAAAGCATCTAATGTGTCAGATAATTTTTTATTAGCTTCTTCTATTGTATCTACTAATGTATTTTCAACTACTTGAGCTGATTCAACAATTGGTGTAGTTTGAGTAATTTCTTTCACTTCTTTATTTTCATTTTCAATGAATTTATTTTCATTGATAGATTCATTAATTTTTTCAACCACTAAATTAGCATAATTACCAATGTTTTCGATATTCTCTTTTAACATTTCAGTATAACCAATTTGATGTTTTAAATTTTCAACAACATGTTCTTCAATATATTGAACTGCTTTATCAAAAATTTCAACTTGTGATTCTGTATATTGAATACTTTTATCAGTAGTTTCAGCAATCATTGTCATATATTCAATAGCATAATTCATAATTTTAGAATTACTATCATTAAGTGTTATTGAATTATCTAATTTTTCTGAAATCATTGTAAGAGTTTCAAAACCAGTATTAGTTTTTTCTACAACTAATTCTACATAATTACCAAGATTTTTAACATTTTCAACAATGTGATCGTTGTGTGTTACAAAATCATTTAAAGTTTTATTTGTTGTTGTAGAAAGATAATTAACATACTCAAAAAGTTTGTTAACATTAGATGCCATTTCCTTAGTGTATTCCACTAATTGACCAATCTTTGGATCTTCAGTGGAAGTTACTGTCATTTCATCTAATTTCTTTTCAATTTTTTCGATATATTCTTTTGTAAAATTAGAATATTTAGAAAAATCTTCTATTGTTACAAGATTAGCGTTTTCCATAGTTACTTTATTTTCAATTTTTTCTGTTTCATTGTTCATTTCGTAAATAAAAATATTTTCATCACTTTCGTCAAAACCAAAGGATTCATTTACTCTTTTTAATTCAGCACATTCAAATCCTGGATCTGCAACAAGATCATAAGTAAAAAGTTGTTGAATAAAAACGTTTCCTTGTTCATCTACTTTACCAGCAGCTCTTGAAGAAATATGTAATGGAATACCTCCATCTAATAATGCTTTAGCTTCTCTACCTTTTGATGTATCTAAGATACGAATTTTACCTGATACTTGTTTAGTGTCTGGATTGTATTCTAATTTTTCAATAACGTGAGATACATTTGCTAATGTAATATCATAAACCTTTGGATGATCTAATTCACCTAAAAGTTTAGCCTTTTCAATTTTTTCCTGTAATTTAGCAATCCAAGGAACGTATTGTTCAGCGCTGTATTTTCTACGATTTTTATTTAGAACTCCAATTTCAGCAAAAATACCTTCAAGAATATATTCATTACCAACTTTAACAGGCGTTAAAGCACTTAATGTTCTTTCAATAATAAGATAATTCTTTTCTTTAGCCATTAATTTGGATATTTTTCATTTAGATTATATATTAAGATAGCTAATATATTTATTTTATTTTTTATAAACTTAGTGATGAATCTGTAGTAGTATCACCAGAATCTTTAGTTAATTTACTAAATTGTGATTTTGGTTTACCATCTAAGATAGCTAATGAATCTTCTCTAGAATAACCTTCTTTTTCAAGTACTTTTCTATCTTTAATCTTTTGATTAGCTTTCATATCATCTACATCAAATCTACCATATTTATCTATTAAAAATTCTAATTCAAATGTAGATGTTTCATTTCCTGAAGAATCAACTTCCTTTAAATTATCATACATTTCTTTAATAAAATTAACTCTCTTTTGAGTTAATTCGATATCTTTTAATTCATCAAAAATATTTTCTTTATTATAACGTATAGAACAATTTACTTTAAAATTTTCATCATCTTTAAGATCTGGATAATCTAAAATAGTTTGTAAGTAAACTGGCTTAACTAAAATTTCTTGAAATATTGAACGAAGTCTATTAATAAATTTACTAAATTTGATTTCTTCACGCATAGTACCATCAGCACTTTCTCCCCAAGTAGATTGACTATTTGTATCAAATCTAGATGCTGGAATTTTGGTTGCCATTTTAAATCTATTTGTAAAATATTTTAAAGTATCTGTATCTGATAAATTTGGTCCATCACCACCTACTGCTTCTATTTCTGGAGACTCACCATCCTTTTTTGGTAACCAATATTCTTTATTAAATTGCATCATTGGTTTACCATTAGATTTTAATTCACCTGATTGATAATCAAAATCAACAACCTCTCTATAACTATGCATTAATTGAGAAAGACTTTGTTTAGCTCTTGTTTTTGATTTACCACCTACTGGTATAACAAATTTCATTTTAAATGATGCATTTGTAACAGCCCAGATAATTCTAGTATGTTCCATAATTCTCATAATATTAAAAGATCTTATTAATCTTTCAATATATGAAACTCTAGATGGTGAATTTGCCGATGAATATGAAATATAAAGTATTTGAGAATCGTATAATCTTCTTTCTTTAGCACCTTGTCCTTTATATTGAATCCAAATCTTCTTATTACTTGCACCATCAATTCCAGGTTCTAATGAATTAGATTGTAATTCTTTAAACCCTATAATTTCTGTTTGAGAATCATTATAAATTATTTCAAATGCAAGATAACCATCTATTAACCATTTTCTAAAATAATTCCAAGCAGATTGACCATCATTAAAATTAAAATAATTATAAATTTTCTTGAAGTTTGAATTTAATGCTTCTTTTACCTTTTCATCAATATCAATTCCTAAGTACCGACCACCG